GAAGCGGATGTAGGCGCGCGCCGCTGCCGTGTCGTGGTTGGCCTGAATTGACATGCCATAGCCCGCGACATTGGAGCTGATCGCCATCGTGGACATGTAGTAGCCGCCGCCAAGGTGGTCGCTGTTGAGGATGCGAACGCCCTGCGAGTTGTTGGAGTACAGACCCGCCATCGCGGTGAAGCCACCGGATGGATTGAACCATCCAAGCGTTGAGCTGTACGCGCCGTCTGCGCCGTGTATGCCAAGGATAAAATCGCCATTGCTGTTGATCGACATGCCTCTGGCGGCTCCGACCGCGCCGTACCACATCGAGATGGTTGGCGCGGCGTTCGCGGCGTAGGAGATGATGCGCCCGCCGTAGGCTTGGACGGGACCGATGCAGTTGATGGTCCCGTTCGGAGACAGGAAGCCAGCCTGCGATGACGGTGCGCCGCCGCTGTCGCACGATCCCCATGCAATCACGTTCGACGTGTTGTTCCAGAAGCCCGGTGCCGTCGAGCGGTTGCCTGCGTACATCACGATGCTTGGCTGCGCGCCAGCCGCTGCGGCGTAGGAGATGATGCGCCCGCTCTGCGAGTTGACCTGTCCGCCAGCAATCAACTCCGCTTCTGTCGTCACCCTGCCGGTGGAGCGCGTGATGGTCAGTGGTGTGCCGAGATAATTCCCGTTGTCGGCATAGCGGTCGATCTGGAAGTCCGATCCCGCATTGGCGCTGCTCTCTGGAGCGGCGTTCGGCATGCGGATGCCCCAGCGCGCCGTGCCAAGCAGGTAACCCCACAGCGCGCACGTCTCAGTCGCCACCAGCTTGACCAGCGCGAACGCAGGGTTGGCCTTCTGGATGTTGAGGTTGCCCGACATCGTGTCGCCGCTCTTGCGCACGACATCGCTGACGGTGCCGACCGACAGCCAGACCGTCCCGTTCCATTGATACTGGCCAGCGCCAGCGATGGCTGGCTCAGGATACTTCTGGCCGATGCTGGGTGACGCTGGAAAGTCGAGTGCTGCCATTTGCCTATCCAATCGTTCCGCTGAGCGCGCACGACCCGCCTGACGTGCCTGCGGACATCGAGCCGTAGACTGCCACTTGGTTCCACCCCTCATTCATTGGCTGGCCAATCATTGCCGTGCAGTTTTCGTAGACCGCCGTTGTACCGGGCGTTGACGTGTTGCCGCCAGCGCCAACATAGCCGCCGTTGAGATAGATCAGGACGCTCACGTTGGCGTAGGTGTCGGCGGTCCCGAACCATGTTCCGGTGGCGACAATGCTCTCATTCTGAAAGCACGCGATGTTGACGTAGGTCTGGAGCGCAAGGGCGTTGAAGTTGCCGCCGCCCACGTTGAACAGCGACCCCGGCCTGCGATTGAACCATGACCGCACCAGCCGGTTCTGCGGGCCGTCATAGAACGGTGTCGAGCCTGCAATGGTGTAGATGATCCCGACCAACGTGCGCGTGTTGTCGCCGTTCTTGATTTCGACGCCGACATTCCCCGGCTGCGTCGAGGTGACGTGACCGGGCGAGGCAAGCGGCACGAAGTCCAGCTGCATCCCCAGCGTGGGGTGGATGAAGGCGAAGACGTGATAGCTGGTGTTGCCAGCGATGGTCTGCGGAGCGGAGCCGTTGATGATGCAGGCGGTGTACGGCACCGTGATGCCAGCAGCCGGTATCTGGTAGTTGACGCCGTTGATGCGGATCAGGTCGCCGTTGAACGGGATGAACTTCACCGATGGGCTTGGTGATGCCGCGCCAAGACCAAGGTAGCCGCAGTTCGGCGGCGATGCCACGGGTGCCGGTGCCCACTTCGCGCCGTCCCAAATCCACGTCTGGAATTGCTGGCCGACCGTGGGTGATGCGGGGAAGGTGATCGCCATCAGTTCAGTCCTGCCAGTGTCACTGTCATGTACCAGTTCGGGCTGAAGGTCCCGGCGTTGACCAGCCAGAATTGGAAGTTCAAGCCAGCCTGCACCCCCTCAGGCGAGTTGCCCGCCCCATGCGCTGCGCAGGTGACATACTGCCCGGTGGTGTACGGCGTCGTGCAATAGACGTGACTGCCGACGACACCGCCGTTCAGAACGAGTTGCGTCATCAGATTTCCGACACCGGTTGCCGTGCCGCAGCCCTGACCTCGCGCAACCCACGTGTCGTCTGAAAAGCCAATCCAGATCACGGAGAGCACGTTGACTGGCGAGGTTGCGCCGTTCGCGCCGCCCGACTGCACCGACATCGTAGTGCGCGGGCGATGCAGCCACGACCGCGTGTAGCGATAGCTGTCCTGATCGTAGAAGACATTCGGGGTTACCCCGCCGACATTGACGATGCCGACGAGCGTCTGGGTGTCGTCACCCGCGCGGATCGGCGTCCCGACATTCCCCGGCGTCGTGGAGTGCGCGCGTCCGGTCAGAGAGAAGTTGAGTGCCAGCGCGGTGCCGGTCCAGAACGCATAGACGTAATAGACGCCGCCGATCACCAGTGACGAGCCGGGAACCTTGTCGAGATACAGACTGCCCTGCGTCGCGGTGATCCCTGCGGACGGTATCTTGTAGAGCAACCCGTTGATCTTGATCGTGTCGCCATTGTACGGGCTGAACTTGACGGTGCTGTTCGGTGAACTCCCCGCAAGCGCGAAGCGCCCGCAGCGCGGCATGTTGATGATCTTGGTCGGTGCCCACTTGACGCCGTCCCACACCCAGCCCTGAAACCGCTGACCGACGCTTGGGCTTGAGGGGAACGACAGCATCAATCCGCCTTCAGTGCTTCTACGACGCTCGCTGCGAGCGCGTTGATCTGGACCTCCATCGCGGCAGCGATTGCGAGGAGGATGTCTTGCGACAGGATGATGTTGGCAGTGTTCGCCGTGACCTCTGATCCCGGCATCACCTCCACTGCGCTTGCCACTCGCATGTCTGGGATGCGACCACCCGCGCGCAGCAGGTCCACCGCCTGTTGCAGCGCCGTTGCTTCCGCCTGTGCCATGTAGGCTGCGTTGATGTTCGGCATCTCGTTTCCTTATCCGCTGTTCGCAGCGACCCACACGCTGCCCATGTAGACGTAGAGCTGACCGCCCACGGTGTCGAACCATAGAGTTGATGCGTTGGGCGTTGCCGGTGGCGTGTCGCCCTGAGCGATGGTGCCCCTGCCGTCAACGTACTGCTTGGTCGCCGCATGCAACGCCGCAGTCGGATCGCCGTTCAACTGCACCTTGCCATCAGCGCGCTTGATTGTAATCGGCTGGTCGATTGCCACGCCCGCGTCGTTGCTGCGCGTGATGATAAAATCAGAGCCGACATTGCCTGCGCCGGTCTCGGATGGACCACCGGCCAGCACCTGCCACCGCTGCAAGCCGGTACGAAAGAACGCAAGCTGTCCGTTCGCCGCCGCCGACGAGTTGTAGTGAAGACGCAGGCTCGACGCAGCGCCCTGATTGATCTCCAGCATCCCGCTCATGACGTCGCCTGCCTTGGCGACTTTCTCCGTGTCGAGTTCGGAGATGGCGTTCTGCACGTTGTTGGACTGCACGCCTCCGGTTGGCGTGTACGGCACGCCCGCTGCCGTTGTCACCGCTGCGGTGGTGGCAACCCACTTCTCGCCGTCCCACGTGTAGATGCCGAAGACCTCTCCCGGTGCCGGTGCGTTCGGAAAATCAACTGCCACTTGATCCCTCCAGCACTGCGACGCGCGCCGCCAGCGTCTCGTTCATGGCCTTGAGTTCTTTGCAGGCGTTGATCAGCGCAAAGATCAGTGGCGTGGTGTCGAGGTCGTGCAGGTCGTCAACCGCCACCCCGTCGATGAAGCCTGCGCGCGTTGTCACCATCTCTGGAAACACCGCCGCGACGTCCTGCGCGATCAGACCGACAAACTCCTTGCCAGCCTCGGCTGCGGCGAGGTGAGGGCTGTTCGGATAGGGAGCCTCTGTCGGCTGCGGCTCGGCGTCGCGTTCCACCTTGGTCTTGAGAAAGTCCGGTCCAAGCGCATTGGCTGGCGGCTCCAGCGTGTCGTTGCCCTTGAACGTGAAGCTGACCGGCTGCAGTGCGGTGACGGCGTCGAGACCGCGCGTGAAGTCCTCGCCAATGTTCTTGATGCGCGCGTCTGAGCTGTCCAACCACGCGCCGCCACCGGGCTTGTAGCCATTGCCTCCAACGCGAATGCCGCCGTCCTGAAGAATGTCGCAAGTATAGCCGTTGCTGCACACCCACTGCATCAAGCCGCTGTTGCGATTGAAGACGAAGGCCCAGCCGGGGAGGAAGTTCAACACCGATGTCTGGTTGTCCGTCGCCATCGCCAGATAAAGATCGTTGGTCGGGTTGTTTGCGTACAGACCGCTGTTGACGAAGAACGCGCCGTGCGGAGCGAGCCTTGCCGGTATGGTCTGGCTCACTCCGGTGCCGACGCGGAACCACATCGTCCCGCCCACGTCAGTGCCAATGCCAGCCCAGTTTGTTCCTGAGCCATAGAGCAGGATGTTTGCGTCGGCTGTCGTGACGTAGCCACTCGCTGACGTGCCGTCCGCGTTGCCAAAGCGATTGCCGTTGACGGTCGTTGAATACTGGCCACCCAGCTGCATGTTGCCGTTGACCGCCATCGAGCCGGTGACGCCAAGCGTGCCGGTGACCGTCAGCCCGCCAGTGAGCGTGCCGCCAGCCAGCGGCAGCTTGGTGTTCGCGACCGCTGTTGCCGCCGTCTCGCGCGCGTCGGCGTACTGCTTGGTGACGCTGTGCAACGGTGCAGTCGGATCGGCGTGCAGCGTCAGGAAGCCCTGCATCGTGTCGGCCAGTCGGCTGACCCGCTTTGCCGTCTCTGAGTTGACGTAGGGGATGTCGGCCTTCGTGGTGTCGCTCGGATGGACGTGATCTGCGCGCGAGTAGACGTTCGCAACGCCGGGTGCCGCGACGCCGTCCATGTTCGGCATCGAGTTGCTTGGTGGATCGCCGCCGCTGCCGCCGCCCGAACCGCTCGCGCCCGACAGCGGGTTGGCGACGGTCCATTGCGATGACGTACCATCGTTGTAGCGCACGTACAGGATCAGACTGTCACTCTCAAACCAGAGGTCGCCATCGCTTGGACCGACCGGTGGCGTGTCGGAGATGGTGACGTTGGCCCCTGACGCGGTCGCCGCCTCGACCCACGCACTCATGGACCTGCCGTAGACCTTGCCGTCTGTCGGTGCCTCATCGAGGATGCCGGGATCGCCCTTTGGTCCCTCAGGACCCGGCTCACCCTGCTCGCCGGTCAATCCCTGCAAACCCTGCTCGCCCTGCTCGCCCTGCTCGCCCTGCGGACCAGCAGGACCTGCTGGCCCCGGCACCGTGGATGCGGGACCGGCAGGACCCACGACGCCTTGGTTGCCCTGCGGACCCTGATCGCCCTGCGCACCCTGTACGCCGGTCGGTCCAGCTGGACCTGCGACGCCCGGTGACGACTGCACCCAGCACGTCGAGTTGCCATCGTTATATTTTATGTAGAGGACGCCCGTGTCCGTCTCCCAGAACAGCGCGTTGTCTGGCGCACCGGGCGGCGGCTCGGTGCCGGAAAAGACCGTGCTGCCACCGCCTGCAGCCGCGACCACGGACCACGCCAGCGGACCACCTGCCACCGCTGACTTGCGCCCGTAGGTGCTCATGTCTGACGGTGCGTCTGGGAAGCTCGGTGGCCCTGCGGGGCCGACAGGACCGTCTGGACCCTCAGGACCTGCTGGCCCTACCTCGCCGGTCGGACCCTCTGGGCCGCGCGGTCCCTGCGGACCTGCAGCACCGGGAGGACCCTGCTCCAGCGTCTGAATGACCTCGGTCTCTTCCTCAAAGATGACGACGATGGAGGTCGCATCGTCCTGTTGGACAACGACAACATCATTGTCTTGGGTGACCTCGACTTCCATCAGCGTGTTGCCCCCGCATTGTTGGTGAGGGTGCCAGACCAGACGCGAACCTTCTGGCCGTTCCTTGTTGCGATGTTCGACTGGTCGAAGTCTCCCAAGCCCAGCCGCTCAAGCACGTCCTGACTGATGCGGACGGTGAAGATGCCAGACGTTGGATTGACCAGCACGATTTCGCCGCTGTCCGTCGCCAGCCGCAGCACTGCCGCCTGATCCTCTGCATGGCGACGCAGCATCATCTCCAGCGCCATGCCGGTCATGTTGATCGGCACCCCGGCAACGGTCTGCCACGCGAACGTGCGATAGAAGTCCGCGTCGTTCTGCGTCGTGATGTTGACTACGGCCATGGCGCGGGTCCTCTACTTCTTCTTTGCTACCGGCTTCGCTGCCTTCTTGCCCCCCGGCTCACGCCGCACCTTGAATGTCACGGAGCCGGTGAAGTCGGTCTGGATCGCCGCGTATGCTGCATCGACCTGAGCGCGCTGCGTGATCGCGCCAGCGTCAATCCCTTCAAGCGTGGTGACCTCGCATTCAAGGCAGTCCCGCCCCAGCTTGCTCACCGCGCCCTGAAGCTGCAGGACCTCGTCCTTGGTCAAGATGACGAACGTGCCGTCTGGACACCTCCACGAAAGATCGGCTGGCGTGTCTCCCGCCGTGGCGATGGCGGCAGTGTTAAGCGCGCCGACACTCGTTGAGCTGGTGTCGAACGGCTTGCTGCTTGCGGTGATGCCACCGGTCAGCTTCGCGTCCCTGACACTGGCGCTGTAGTATTCAAGGTTGGCGTACATCCTATGGGGATGCAGCACCGGCTGCAGTGATGCGTCGGTCTGCGCCCCGGCTTCGTCACGCGGCCAGACGGTGGGTTCGCGCCCAGCGTCTTTCCACGCGACGTAGTCTGGATCGGTGTTGCCAACGACCGCTTCGCGCGCGCCAGCAAAGACCCGCCCATCGTCTGCGAGCCAGTACCATTGATTTGGAATATAGGCGTCGGTCATGCTCTGCATGTGCTTCAGTCCCCTTGTTAGGTGTATTCGCCGTTGCCGGTGTTCGGGTAGATGTAGCCCGCCGTGTTGCCCGGCAGGAAGTTGACGCCTGCGCCGTTGGTTGAGATGACGCCGTAGCCGCTGATGATGTACTTCTGCCCTGTTGCCGTGCCCGTGATCGTGGCAGAGATACCATACGCGCCACCGTAGTTGCTCACCCAGCGACCGAACGCAGGATTGTTCTGCAGTGCGATGTTGATTGGACCATTCGAGGTCGAGAAGTTTGCACCGGGAGACAGCACGAGATGATTTGGTGCTCCTGCCGTGACAGTGTAGCCGCCGCCACTCAGCCACAGATCGCCGCCGATCCAGAAGTGCGCGTTACCGCACGCGCCGAAGGTCCAGCCGTTGCCCATGACAATCGCCTGTCCACCGACTTCGATGGCGATGCCGGTGTTGCTCGTCACGCCGTCTGTGGTCGCGGAATAGGTGCCGCCGTACATGACGATCTGCGCGCCTTGGTTGATGTAGAAGCACGCGCAGTTGTTGCCGGTGAAGGTCGCCGCGTTGTTGTTGAAGATGATCGACGCCGCACCGTTCTGACCGGCGAACAGACCGGCGAGGTAGACAATCGGATGGCCGAACGGCAGTCCGCTGTTCGTGAAGTTGCCGGTCGAGTGAAAGGTGATCGTGTGCTTCAGGTTCAGGTCCAGCGTGGACTGCGCCATTGCAATCGCCGCCATGTGGGTGCGGTACGGCTTGTTGACCGTGCCATCCGCCAGCACATCGTCGCCGGTAAACGAGTTGATGTAGATCACCATGCTGGCTTGCAGCTTGTTCTGCCTCGCCATGCCGAAGATCGCCTTGAGCAACTGCGTTAGGTCCGCGTTTGTCGGCGCGGCACACGGCACGTTGTTGAAGTCGATCAGCCCTTTGTCAAAGGCGTACTTGATGACAGCGATTATCTCGCGCTGGTCGTACTCCACCGACGCCGCAGGCGGGATCGACCCCATGACGCCCGTCGATGGGTTGCCGTTGACATAGGCTGCTTCTGGATCAGAGATGCCGAACGGCTGGTTATATTTCATTTCATTCCTCCTTTACGGGATTGCCCAGATTTCGATCTTGGTCACGAAATAGAGCCAGCCCGGTGAGTTGGTGTGCCCTGTAATCGCGGTGGTGCCAGCCGTGCTCGCCCCCACATTGGTCCACGCCTGCGCGCCGCTCATGTGCTGGTAGCCCATCATCGTGTCGTTGGCCGCGCTGTCGAAGTGCATCGACCAGTTAAACGGCTTGTTCTTGTCGATGTTGTAGACCACCTCGTCGGTGACGACCTGCTTGGCGGACGGGATCGTGAACGCAGCAACACCGCCGACCGTGATCTGCTTTTGCGTGCCATCGTAATTGTAAGGCGTCGCTGCCGCGTGACCGGCAAACATGCCGCTGACCTTGGTGCCTTCCGGCGTTCCTGATTGCAATGTCAGCCTGAACTTGGTGCCGCTGTGCGAGAAGAAGCCCGCGACCAAGCCCTGCCGGAAGTTGTAGCCGTTCCAGTTCGCGTGATTGAAGTCGAGCGCCCACTGGAAGACCGTCACCCACCGGGGTTCTGCAACGTCCTCGACGTCGATGACGAACGCCGTGGTGGTCGCAACAATCGGATCAATGTCCAGCACGTTGACGAGGATCGTATGCTGCGTCTGCACCTCGTAATCGAGCGGACCGTTCACCACCAGCTCGTTGCCGTTGATGATCGCGAACTTGCCGCCAGCGTCGTCGGCCAGCGTGAAGGTGGGCGTGCCGGTGAACTTGTTCTCGACAAAGAACTCGCCAATCACCGTGCCGTTGGCGGCGTTCTCAAAGACCTTGTTGGTGGACAGCGAGACCTTGGGCGGTGCGATGCCTGAGTAGTCGAAGATGATGTCGGTGTGCCCCGGCTTCCACCGCTCCAGCAGACACTCCAGATCGTCTGCGGTGCCGATGCGCAGATGCGGATCGACGCCGGTCTGACCACCGCCACTGCCGACCCTGAACCAGATCAGCTTGGCTTCATCAATGTGGACGGTCCAGTGATAGCGGACGGAGATGTCGCCCAGCCCATAGCTCGGCCACTCCGACATCTCGCCTTCTGCGACCGGCACGTCGCCGCGCGCATTCAGGATCGGCTGATGCCACTGGTTCCGCATAATCGGGTCCGGTGCGCCTGCCGCGCCGAACACGCGACTGTCGCCGCAGCGGTCCATGGCGATGTAGAACGGGCGATACTCGCTGATCGTGATCGTGTAGCCGATGTCTGCTGCGATGCCGATGAAGAACTCGCGTGACTGCGCGCCTTGGATGGTCATCCGCTGGACCAGCGCGAACTGCCGCTCACCGATGGTCTGAGGTTCTTCGTAGCAGGGGTCTGGCAGTCCCCAGTTGCGTTCCCAGTCGGGCAGCAATTCCAGTGTCGTGCGCGGATCGCTCTCCTGTTCCAGCAGAGCTGAAGCGCGGATTTCAAAGTCACCCCAGATGCGCGTGAGACCGCGCACCACCTTCATCAGCACGCCATCCCACGCACGCGGCCACGCCTGACCCTGCGGGATCAGTGCCGACAACGCCACGGCATAGTCCTCACCGTCGCGCGTGACGTGCTTGTCACCCGACGCGGGCTTGAGTGGTGCGCTGATCGGCTCAGAGGTCATAGAGCACAGTCCCCAGCACTGGCATGGACGCCGGGTTCGGCATCTCCTGCGTCTCGTAAATCAGCTCGTGGGTCTCCTCGCCAACGGCCTGACTGATCGCCTCATCAACCCATGAGCGATACCAAGTCTGCCCCGGCTTCGACCGCTTGAACTCCATGTCCCTGATCGACTGCTCGATGCGTGCGCGCACCGAAGCATCGTCCTTGGTCAGGCTCCTGATTTCGATGTCGTAGTAGAATGGGATCGGCGCGAGCACGAAGCAGTCCTTGACCGTGACCGGGCGCTTTGAATTGACGTAGTCGTAGACTGCGATGATGTCGTTATCGGTCGGCATCCCCGGTGGCGGTGGATACAGGTCGTCCATCAGGAAGCGCACTGTCATGGTGCCGGGACCAAGCTCGGCTGAAGCCCACGCGCGCGTGACGCCCGGTACTGCCGTGGCCCAGCGCACGTAGTCCGCCTGACTGCCACCCATGGGCGGGTTCTGGATGCGGAACAGGATGCGCTCGCGCAGCTGGTCATCTGTCTCTTGCTCGACGCCGCCTGTCATGTCGCCGTAGCAGGTGGCCACGTCCACACCGAACAGCACCTGACTGTCGCGCGGAGACACCACGGTGCCATCAGGGAGGTTGCCTGCCTTGCCAGCGGTCAGCGCCACGGCGTGACCCATGCCGAAGCCGCCCGATCCGATCATGGCCTCGACCGTGGTCTGGTACTCGACGCCGCTGCCGCCCATCAGGATCGTGCCGACCGGGACAACGAAGCCGATGCTGCCCTCAAAGCGAACGTCACCCTGCGCGTAGGTCGCTGCCTTGCGCCCTGTCGAGCCGTCTGAGTTGACCAGCCAGATATGGCCGTGCCGATCCAGCCACTCGGTCTCCGCAGTGTCGGGCAGCAGCTGCTTGGCCAGCCAGTCTAGATACAGCATGGTGAGATGCGCGAGACCGGCCATGCTGTCGCTCATGATGCGCAGCACGCTGTTGGGGATCATGGCCTTCGCGCCAAGCTGGCTCAGCACGTAGTCCCGCGTCAGC